AGGAAAGACTCGCCCGCCCTCTTTATGCGACTACGCTGCTCATACTGTAAAATCGTCTTCGACTGTCCCGACTTCGAGAGCGTCGCTGCAATTCAATATCAACAGTGCTTCATCACTCGAAAGGGAATCAATCACAAATTAACCGAGGTGGCGAAATAATGGCCATTGAAGCTCTCGCAATTCCCATCCACTACATCCGCGACGCCTGGATGGGTCGCCGGGACACTCACGAAACCCGGTATTTTCAAAAAATCTGGGCGGAGTGCATCTCGAGCGAGTGGTGGATTAAGCCTTCAGTGGTGGTTGACCCGTTCGCGCGAAACTGCCCCCTCGGGACTCTCACGAATGACTTGAACCCTGAAACGCTCGCGTATGCGCACCAGGACGCGCTCGAGTGGTTGAAAGGTCTTGACTCCGATATTGCCGACTTCGCCATTCTCGACCCCCCGTTTTCAGACGTCGCCAATGAACGGATTTACGGATACAAAACCAATCTTTACACCGACGCCCGATACTTCAAGGGGGTCATGATGGAGCTAGGGCGGATTCTGAAGCCTGGAGGCCGGCTCCTACGCTTCGGATACACCACTAGCAACCTAAACCGCACTTTGGTGCTTGAACGGCTATGGGTGGTCAATTTCTTCTCTGCTCGAAATGACGTCCTGGTATCGCTATTCCGTAATGACTCGCATTCGCTCAGGGAGTGGACTGAATGAAGCGAGCTTTATGCCTGGGGTCGGGCGAGGGCGGTTTCCTTCAAGCGTTCGAAGATGACCCGGAGTGGGTGATCGTTAGAGTGGATTTCGACGCCCAATATGCTCGAGTGCCCCATACAATAATTCGAGACATTACCCAATGGACGGATTGGATAGATGAAATCGGGACTAACTTCGACCTGGTGATTTTCTCCCCCGACTGTCGGGAGTTCTCGACCGCCGGGCAAAGGCGACCCCCTGGGTTCGAACCGAGCCTAGAGCTGTTGCTAGCCGGGCTTGACCTAATCAAGCACATAGAGCCGCGTCATTTTCTCGTTGAAAATGTGAAAGGAGCGCGTCGCCACTTCGCGCCGTTCCTGGGTCGCCCGGTTCAAATCCTGGGGCCGTTCTATTTCTGGGGCCGGTTCCCCTGGTTGGCCGTCACCGTTCGAAGGCATACCGACAAGACCGACAGCTCGAGCGGATTGGCCGACAACGATCCGCGCCGGGGGGTCGGTGGATATTCAACGGCGAACCATATCACAAATGGGGCGAAGCGAATAACGCTCGAATACCCTATGTGATTTCCGACGCTCTCCTTAACGCCATCCGCGAATATATCCCCCTCCAGGAGTGGATTCATTGAAACAGAAATGCCCTCGCTGCGGCAAATCGATATGGGTTTGCCGGGTCGGTATTGCTGGTTGGGGTTTGCCGAGAATAACTAGAGTATTCGGGCATAAACCATCAGTCGCGGAATTGACCGAGTTCCCACGAATGCCGGTAATGAAGCGAGCTTTCAGAAGACGGGCACCCAGGAGAACAAGGAGAAGGAAAAAATGAGAAAAGATTGGATAATTAAAAGCGTAAGCATTGAAGCTAGTGATGCCCAGATAATTCGAGACCAACCCGCCGGGTTCAATCTCTCCCGCTTTGTTCGAGAGTGCCTACGCCGACACGCCCATCACCAGGATAGCTCGAAGCTAATCCACCGCCAACCGGGCATTTATGATCGTCTGGGAGTGTGCCTCCCTCGGTCAATGTGCCCGGTATGTTGGCCCCAGGGCATACCGTCCGAGCATCACTTTGCTATGTTCAAAGGCAAAGACCCGAAATCGCTCAATGAATCAGTTCGAAGTATTGACGGTCAAATCAATCATCCCGAGATACCATACGAAGGCCCAGAAGTCGGGAATCTTGAATGGCTTAGGTCAACCATTGATGATTCATTTCCAATTGAAGGAATCAACGCCCAGGGTAATTCGAAACCGAGCTTCGTTCAAAAACCGGATTCACTTATAGGTAAATGGCTCAAGAAATTGAAAAAGGTGGCTTAGAGGGGGGGGGTGGCGGGTCTAAAATCCGCCACCGCCACCGTTCGAAGCTCCAGGCTCATAACCCGTCCCGAAGTCCGGGAGATTCACTCCCAACACCGCTTCAGCCATATCGATGATACCAGCTAGCGGCCCCCGGCCCAGAGCTGTCCCGATGAAGTCCACACGTTCGCGGATGATAGAACCCTGCTCGACCGCGTGGTCTAGCTGCTCCTTGAAGTCCTGGAGTAGGTTGACGCCCTCCTCGAGTGCGGGGGGAATGTAGGTGAACCCAATCCAGGCAGCAGCAGCAGACAGCATGAGCAACATGGTGGTGTTATCGTTGATGAGAGCCACGATCGGCTGAGTGACTTTGTTGAAGTTGTATGAGAGAGCTACGTCTCGAAGGATTTCTCGTTCCGACTCTTGAAACTCAATTCGATGAATTATGACCTGGGTGCTCGGGGCTTTAGGCATTGTATACCATCTCTAAGCTTATGGCCTCACAAGGTCTATCCCGAGTATTCTCGTTTGAAAATCAGCAGCAGATGCAGCCGTTAGAGGGACAATATAGAGCGTCCAACCCGGCGGAAGGATTGGCGGGGTATTCCCGGCGGTCTTTCGAGCGGGCCAAATGATGCCTGGGTCGACTGCTGTATTTCCCGCATTGAGTTGAGCTGCATACATGATGCCGCCCATCGACCCCGTGAGCGTCGTTGTTCCGTTACCTTTGGTATCGACTCCAGGGGGGAGAGCAATTAACCCGTAATCTTCACCACTATCGCCGGACCAAAATGAACCGTTGATTAGTTGAACGGGGTTTGGACCCGCTTTGAAGGCGACCCAGAGCTTAGAATTGTCTGAGCCACCAACCGGAATACCGCCTTTTTGGGAACGGACTTCACCGTAAACATACATCATCCGAGTCACCTCTTCTGACACCAACGAATAATTTCCCTCATTCTCTTCACACCCATCAGCTCTTGTTCATACAGGAGCTTTGTGGCTCGTTGAACGTCGCCCCTTTGCTTAGCCGTCATAATAGCGAATCGGGCCTTCGCTCGCTTCGATATGGCCATTCTCTTCACCTACGCATCAGTTGATACCAAAGCGCGAGTATTGAGAGCAATCGGGGCGAAACACGGTTCGTATTTGCCCGTATCAACCGCCGGGTCATTTGGGGTGACGCTCGCTATTGGCGTGCCCGAGCCGTTGACGAAATAGACGGGACTCGAGAAGTTCGCAGCGTTATTTCCCCCCATGCAGAAGGCGTGAGTCACGATCCGGTTTTGGAGCGTGGCCCCGACTCCCAGGCCCGTTAAAATCGAAACAAGCTCATGTCCGGAAGCTGCGGCACCGCTAGGGGTGACGGTGAAAACATGGTATTCGCCGTTCGAACAGGCAACGCTCAAGGAAATGTCCCTCGAAGCTGCTGCGGTCGCCATAGCCATCACCTGGTCACCACTCACAAGCGTCTTAGGATATGGGAGAGCTGCGGGAAGCCCGGCCCCCCCATTCAACCCCGAAACGGGCAAAGCTAGCTTTATTTTTCCGGCGGATTTCACAACACAATAATTCATGTCGTTCTCGGCGGAAATACCGGCAGCCATGACGGTGTGAGATTGAAGGGTTTGAGTGACGAATGTCCCGGCGGTTTGGGCCGAACCGACGTAATTCGAATCGGTTTGAATCTCCTCCTCGGTATCCTCCAAGATGTCTGTTCGAGCTAAGGGGCATATTCCACCGCCCTTCATCACTAGCTGCCCGAAGGCGTCAACATCAGCCATCAGAGCCGCACTCCAGGACCAAAGACGGGTTTGATTAGGTCACGTGTGATCGTTGAGATTGGTTTTCGAAGCAACCTACGACCCACGCGGAATGCAACCGACGTCCCGAATCCTGCAATCGCCATTGGAATAATGTTGCTTGTGAAATTCTGGGTCATCTCGTCTATTGCGAGAGTTGGCTGCGACATGAAATCGCCCAGGGAGATTTGAGAAGTCCCGACAAGAGAAGTTCCGCCGACATCGAGCGAGCCAATGCCCAGGTTCCCCCGGTTGGAGCGAAAGCCCAAATCAGTCGCCCCGGTCGCAAATTCCCAAATGCCCCCGCCGGTAATCCCGACGCTCAAAATCTGTCCGTAGGCTAGAGCTTCGAGGGAGTTGAGAATCGACCAAGTCTTTCGCCTTCGACGAGTGCCCTTCTTCTTTCGCGCCATTGAATTAACCCAGGGACACAATCTCGGATATAATTATTCCTTTGAAAATTTACCAGAGCCATCTCGAATTAATTCTGCCGCAGCCGGAGTGAGATCGTTATGCTGCTGCATCTTCGACATGAGGAAATTACCCAGGACTTGTTGAATGTAGGTCGGGGGTTCTCCGCCCGCAGCTCCGTCATACGTCAAGCCCTCAATTTTCTCGACCAGGGCACGAAATCGAAGGAGCGTTTCAGTGATTCTCGAGCTAAGTTCAAATTGTATCTTGATTACAACGATCAGTAGGCCGATTTGAACGATCGTAGCAGCTAGTTCGTAATCCATGCCTGGACCCGTCCCAACCCGGCCCTAAAAGGTTGTTTTTCCTCTCTCTCTCTCTCTCTCTCTCTCTCTCTCTTCT